TTACTTGTCAAAAATGGCTATTGCATCGTGTTTTTTCTGAGTATATAAATGGCTGTAAGTGCCCATCGTTTCAGTGATTTGAGCATGTCTCATGAGTGACTGTAAAACGAAAATATCTACACCATTATTTGCAAGATAAGATGCATAAGAATGTCTTAACGCGTGAATGTTATAATGGGGGAAAGCTTTTTGGAATTTCTTTTGAACATGACTATAATGTTTGGGAGCCATTCCTCCGAAAATAAAATAACTACGTTCATCAAAATATTTGTTTAACTCTTTTTCACGTTGGTGTCGTTCAGTTAACATTGTATTGATGAATTTAGGTAAAGGAACAATATCCTCTGAACTATCTGTTTTTGGTCTTGGATATATAGTTCTATTAGAGATGTCCATTGTTTTATTTATGGATATCTCTTTTTTGTATTTATTGTAGTCTGTCCAAACAAGCGCCATAGCTTCGCCAATCCTCAAACCTGTATAAAACATTAATGTAAATAACTCTCTGTAATCTTGCTCTTCAATATCTTTGATTCTTTCTTCAAATTCTTCACGCATCATAAACTTAGGTTTTGGCTTTACACGCGGAATAGGTTTAATTGATATTGTTGGATCTGTACGTAATCCAAAGTATTTTTTAGCATAATTAATTACAACTTTAAAACCTGACCAAATTGTACGAGCAGAATTTGTTGACGCTACATTCTCTATTAGATATTTACGAAACTCTTGGCATTGATTTTGTGTTATCTTATTCATTTTTATGTGCCCAAACTTAGCTTTAAAGTGTTTATGATATTCATTTTGCTTGCGTCGTTTTGTTTTAGGTCTCAAATCGCTATTTTCTAAATAGTGATGAAAAACATAATCAAAAGTTTTTGAATCGCTATATCCTTCGTTTACGTCATTCAAAAAAATAGCCTCTGCTCTCTTAGCTTCACGCTTAGTTGAAAAACCGCGTTGCATCTTACGTTTGTTATTACCGTATACATCTTTATATCTAATAGAAAAATACCATTTACCTGTATTATCATCCTTATATACTGGCATTTTGCTTCTCCCTCCTCAAAATTGGCAAAAAAATAATAAGGGTAGGCGGGCTACCCGAAATTTTATTGTTGAATCACTTCGCTATTTTGACGTTTGAAATTGTCGAAATCATTTTGTGCTTTCTTCCATGAATTATAGTCTTGTCCGTCTTGTACTGCCCATGAACCACCTATACCGGCAGTATGGCCACCATTCTGACGTTTGTTTTCTTCTGTTGCTCTTTTAGCTTCTTGATAAGCGTTATAAGATGTGTCACTTGAAAACTCATCTTTCACTGGTGCATTGTTGTTTTTATTAGAAGTGGGATTATTTTGTGTTTGATTTTGTTTAGGTGCGTTATTAGTTTGTTGATGATCATTAACATTTGTGTTGTTATCGTTGTTTACTTGATTATTGTTATCGTTTTGATTAGCATTTTCTTTTTTCACTTCTGCTTTGTCTTTAGTTTCTTTCTTTTTGTCTTTGTTCTCTTTCTTTGTTTCCGCTTTCTTGCTTTCCTCTTTCTTATCGCCGTCGTTGCTACCACATGCACCTAATACTAACGCGCTAGCTAAAATTAAATATAATAATCTTTTCATGTTTTACACTCCTTTATTTGCTATTTGTTTTAATAAATCTATGACTTCGTTGTTTTGCTCGATAATTCTATTATTTTGCTTTATTAGTTCGTCTCGTTGAGCTATAGAGACAAAGTTTTGTTTTAATTGCGTATCGTAGAATACGAATTTAGCTTGTTTATCTACGTTTGTTGTGAATGTACCTAAATCGTTGTAGACTTTCAATAGTGTAGGGTTAATATTTTGCTTTTGATATGCGTAAGTCGTAACGTCGGTAGCTTCTTTAATACCTTGTCCGTTTAAACTTTTAGCTGATTTTGATTCGTATTCTTCGTTAGTGTTTTTAAAATTTTCAGATTTATAAAGTTGGATATCAAGTTCTTTTCCTTCTTTAAAATCATTTAATATCTTTCTTTTTTCATCTGTTGTCATTTTTTTATACATGTCAATCTTTCTATTGCTTAACTTACTAAACATTTTTGTTTCTGTTAGAATTTCTTTAAAAGTTAATTTATCTCCTGCCATTTTCAATTTCTCCTTCATTTGGTTTATATTAAAGCGCCACATAGACGCTATTAATCAAAAATTCGATAGTTATAAATAACTTTGCCTATCACTTCGATTTCATCAATAGAATCTAAATCGTAAGAATTAGTTTTAAATTCATCTGAATAGCTTACTGGGTCTAAATGTAGTTTTGTTTCAGTACGTCTCACACGTTTAACTGTATATTCACCACCTAGACGCAATACAAGGATGTCGTTGCTGTTAAGTTTATGATCACAAGACTTTCTATAATCATGGACAATTATATAAGAACCGTTAGCGAGTATTTTATTCATGCTATCTCCGTTTATTTTTAGTGCTATACATTCGCTAGGTTTACGACCGTTAAAAGCAAATGGTGGAACTTTTAATTTTTCATTTTCAATTGCAACTTCTTCGAAATTTCCAGCAGAAACTTTACCGAAATATGGAACCTCGATTTCGCTATCAAATTCGGGTAAAACAATTTCTTCAATTTCTCCTAAGAGATAACCTTTAGAAACATTGAACAAACTTGAAATTTTTTCGACCATACCCATTCTAGGTTCAGTTCTTCCGCTTTCCCACATTCTTATAGTACCTTCGGAAACATCTAATTTTCTAGCCATCTCAACTTTAGACAATCTATTGTTCAATCTGATTTCTTTTATGGAATTTTTGAAAGCCATTTTGTTTTCCTTCCTTATATATAATGTTTTTTACACTTTTATTATACTATGAAAAATCGTAATTGCAACCCTTAAAATACGATTTACGAAAATAAAAATACGTAAAATTCTAAAATAATTACGAAAAACACTTGAAATCGTATTTAAATTACGATATACTTTAGTCAGAACTTAACAAGGAGGTTAAAAAATGAACTACATCAAACAAAGTCTGAAATTAGATGAATGGCGAAAACGAAAAGGTTATACCCAGTCGTCTTTTGCTGAAAAACTTGGCATTTCACCATCTACTTATAACATTTGGGAAAATAACCCAGAAATGATTAAACCTAGAGATGCTTTTAGAATTGCCAAAACATTAAATATCTCTATTGATGAGATTATTTTTTTAAAAGATGAATCGTATTTTAAATACGTTTTAGTCGAAGGGAAACAAATGTCTTAAAAGGAGGAATGAACGATGCAAGCATTACAAACATTTAATTTTAAAGAGCTACCAGTAAGAACAGTGGAAATTGAAAACGAACCTTATTTTGTAGGAAAAGATATTGCTGAGATTTTAGGGTATGCAAGGACAGACAATGCCATCAGAAATCATGTTGATAGCGAGGACAAGCTGACGCACCAATTTAGTGCATCAGGTCAAAACAGAAATATGATCATTATCAACGAATCAGGATTATACAGTTTAATCTTCGATGCTTCTAAACAAAGTAAAAACGAAAACATTAGAGAAACCGCTCGGAAATTCAAACGATGGGTAACATCAGATGTCCTACCAGCTATTCGAAAACACGGTATATACGCAACAGACAATGTAATTGAACAAACATTAAAAGATCCAGACTACATCATTACAGTGTTGACTGAGTATAAGAAAGAAAAAGAGCAAAACTTACTTTTACAACAAGAAATCGGAGAACTAAAACCCAAAGCAGACTATGTAGATGAAATCTTAAAGTCAACTGGCACATTAGCCACAACTCAAATCGCGGCAGACTACGGTATATCAGCACAAAAGTTAAACAAACTACTACACGAAGCTAGACTACAACGAAAAGTAAATAAACAGTGGGTGCTTTACTCAGAACACATGGGCAAGAGTTACACAGATTCAGACACTATAACAATTGTGCGTTCTGATGGCAGAGAAGACACAGTTTTACAAACTAGATGGACACAAAAAGGCAGATTGAAAATACATGAAATCATGACTGAATTCGGTTATGAAGCTAATTTAGGGGGAGCGTAAATGACACCAGAACAAAAAGAAAAGCTAAACAATATAGTATTAACACTTTATGCAGTTAAAGAAAACAAAAGTCAAACATACACACACAAAGATACTCTTACTGTGACATATGCAGGCGAGATTGAGCACACTTACGAAGTCGACAGAGAGAAACACCTTGAATCAATGATTGAGTGGGCAATTGACCAAATCGAACAGCACTTTGATTTAGACGAAGAAGAATAACACACAATTGAACAAACAACTTAATAGGAGGAATTACAAATGAACGCACTATACAAAACAACCCTCCTCACCACAATGGCAGTTGTGACGTGGAAGGTTTGGAAGATTGAACGAAATACGAGAAAGCCTGTAATCAATCGGAATGATTTTAGTAAAGAGTCTACAGCAGAAACGATTGAGCGACACAGTGATCCTGATTCAGGAATAAAACTACTTAAGGCATTTTCCGACTTCACTAAACAAGCTGAAAAGCAAAAACCTACACTAGGAGAAGTTTATAGACGGAACAAACCTGAATTACCAACCGTTACTTTAGACGAAAACGGACTGTTTATAAATGATTTTAGGGTGCCTTATGTACTTGAGGAAGGGGTTAACGTAAAGAAATCTATGAACAACCTATATAAGGTCAGTTTGGACTTTTTCGCTAAAAGTATTATTGCAGATAATTACGAAGCAGATAACCCAGAGAATCAACAGTTATTTTAAAGGAGGAAAAGATATGATGAAAAATAGTTTGCAAGCTAAAGAACTTGCGGTAATTTTATCTGTTTCAAAATCCAAAGCAGGACAAATAATAAGAGAACTGAATAAAGAGCTTGAAGACGAAGGGTACATTGCGATACGAGGCAGAATACCAGTCCAATTAGCTAGGAAAAAATTCCCTTATCACGACTTATCAGACGAGAGAATAATGGAGGAGTTGAAAAAAGAAAATGAGTAACATTTATAAAAGCTATCTATTAGCAGTATTATGCTTCACAGTCTTAGCAATTGTACTCATGCCGTTTCTATACTTCACTACAGCGTGGTCAATTGCAGGATTCGCAAGTATAGGGACATTCATATTTTATAAAGAATACTTTTATGGGGTGGATGATTAAATGACTTGGTTTGAAGAATACGTTAAACCTAGTGTGGAATGGGAAAGAAAGGCAGAACAAGCTGTTTTAAGTGATGATGAAGTTAAAACGATCACTGAATATAGAAAGAAGTACAACAACCCGCATATTTACATGTCGGCTCAGAACAGAAATTATCTTGTTGAATATTTAGATAGACATACTGGAGACATAGTATTACACAATTTAAAACTTAAGAAATCATCCAGAAGAAGAGTGCATCAATATTTAATGGTCGGCCAAATAGTAGTGCCGGGCGAACCAAAAGGCACAATTTATGAAGCATCTCTGATAATAAGATAAAAAAACTGCTACTTGCGCCAACAAGTAACAGAGACAAACGATTAGCAAAATTAATTCACGTTCAATATAAAACGAAAAACGGAGGAAGTCAAGATGTATTACGAAATAGGCGATGTATGTCAGAAGGTAATTAATGTAGACGGATTTGATTTTAAATTAGCAGTTAAGAAGAAGGACCACAGCATTCTGGTGAATATCTTAGATTTAGAAGATAAGTTTATCGACGGCATAAACATAACTAATGAGAACGATCTATACACAGCATTAGACATATTAAATCAATCTATTTACGAATGGATTGAAGAAAACGCAGATGATTATGACAGACTAATTAACTTAGTCATGAAATGGTAGGAGGTTGCTATGAAGCAGACTGTAACTTATATCATTCGTCATAGGGATATGCCAATTTATATAACTAACAAACCAACTGATAACAATTCAGATATTAGTTACTCCACAAATAGAAATAGAGCTAGGGAGTTTAACGGTATGGAAGAAGCGAGTATCAATATGGATTATCACAAAGCAATCAAGAAAACAGTGACAGAAACAATTGAGTACGAGGAGGTAGAACATGACTGAACAAACTAATCAAGATGTCGATATTTTAACGCAACTAGATGTAAAAGACATCAGCAAACAAAATGCAAACAAGTTTTATAAATTTGCGATATACGGCAAGTTCGGGACTGGTAAAACTACGTTTTTAACAAAAGATAACAATGCCTTAGTACTAGATATAAATGAGGACGGAACAACGGTAACAGAAGATGGGGCAGTTGTGCAGATTAAGAATTATAAGCATTTTAGTGCAGTGGTTAAAATGTTGCCTAAAATTATTGAACAACTAAGAGAAAACGGAAAACAAATTGATGTTGTAGTGATTGAAACAATCCAAAAGCTACGTGATATCACTATGGACGACATCATGGACGGAAAATTAAAGAAACCAACATTTAATGAATGGGGCGAGTGTGCTTCACGCATTGTAAGTATTTATCGTTATATTTCTAAATTACAAGAACATTATCAATTCCATCTTGCTATAAGTGGACACGAGGGAATTAACAAAGACAAAGATGATGAGGGTAGCACTATCAATCCAACAATCACGATAGAGGCACAAGATCAAATAAAAAAAGCGGTCATCAGTCAATCTGATGTGTTAGCAAGAATGACAATAGAAGAACATGAGCAAGACGGCGAAAAAGCTTATCAATATGTTCTTAACGCTGAACCATCAAACTTATTCGAGACAAAGATAAGACACTCAAGCAACATTAAAATTAACAACAAACGTTTCATTAATCCAAGTATTAACGACGTAGTACAAGCAATCAGAAATGGAAACTAATAAAAAAACTAAAAAGGACGGTATTTAATTATGAAAATCACAGGACAAGCGCAATTTACTAAAGAAACAAATCAAGAAAAGTTTTATAACGGCTCAGCAGGGTTTCAAGCTGGAGAATTCACAGTGAAAGTTAAAAATATTGAATTCAATGATAGAGAAAATAGATATTTCACAATCGTATTTGAAAATGATGAAGGCAAACAATATAAACATAATCAATTTGTACCGCCGTATAAATATGATTTCCAAGAAAAACAATTGATTGAATTAGTTACTCGATTAGGTATTAAGTTAAATCTTCCTAGCTTAGATTTTGATACCAATGATCTTATTGGTAAGTTTTGTCACTTGGTATTGAAATGGAAATTCAATGAAGATGAAGGTAAGTATTTTACGGATTTTTCATTTATTAAACCTTACAAAAAGGGCGATGATGTTGTTAACAAACCTATTCCAAAGACAGATAAGCAAAAAGCTGAAGAAAATAACGGGGCACAACAACAAACATCAATGTCTCAACAAAGCAATCCATTTGGAAGCAGTGGCCAATTTGGATATGACGACCAAGATTTAGCGTTTTAAGGTGTGGTTTAAATGCAATACATTACAAGATACCAGAAAGACAATGACGGCACTTATTCCGTCGTTGCTACTGGTGTTGAACTTGAACAAAGTCACATTGACTTACTAGAAAACGGATATCCACTAAAAGCAGAAGTAGAGGTTCCGGATAATAAAAAACTATCTATAGAACAACGCAAAAAAATATTCGCAATGTGTAGAGATATAGAACTTCACTGGGGAGAACCAGTGGAATCAACTAGAAAATTATTACAAACAGAATTGGAAATTATGAAAGGTTATGAAGAAATCAGTCTGCGCGACTGTTCTATGAAAGTTGCAAGGGAGTTAATAGAACTGATTATAGCGTTTATGTTTCATCATCAAATACCTATGAGTGTAGAAACGAGTAAGTTGTTAAGCGAAGATAAAGCGTTATTATATTGGGCTACAATCAACCGCAACTGTGTAATATGCGGAAAGCCTCACGCTGACCTAGCTCATTATGAAGCAGTCGGCAGAGGAATGAACAGAAACAAGATGAATCACTATGACAAACATGTATTAGCGTTATGTCGCGAACATCATAACGAACAACATGCGATTGGCGTTAAGTCGTTTGATGATAAATATCACTTGCATGACTCGTGGCTAAAAGTTGATGAGAGGCTTAATAAAATGCTGAAAGGAAGAGAATAATGGTTAAATCGATATTTTTACAAGATGGAGAAGAAATTTTTGTTGATGATGAAGATTATGAGAGAGTTAATCAATATATTTGGACAAAATCTTATGTAGATAACGTTAGAAGAATTCACACAAAGACACTCAACGTTAGCTTAAGTGGATTTGTATTAGAAAATGGTTTTCAAAAAATAAAAAATAATGATTTTACCAAAAACAACATCACTTCAATTGGTTATCAACAACGATGGGCAAGGCCTACAAGAAATACTTCGAGTATCTATAAAGGTGTTTATTTAAATCGAAAAACAAAAAAATGGTCTGCTGTAATAAAAATTGATAGCAAATCTAAATATTTAGGTAGTTTTGTTAATGAATGGGAGGCAGCTAAAGCATACAACAGCGCAGTAGATAAATATTGGGACGGACAAGGTTATAAGAATCATAAAAATCAAAATGACTCTATATTTGAATATGAATACAAAACTTACAAAGACCAAAAACGTCGTAGAAGAGGAAAAAGTAAGTTCAAAGGAGTCTATTTAACTCAAAGTGGTTATGTAGCGCAAATAACTTATAAAAGAAAGACATATCATATTGGATGGTCAAAAAATATTTATGAGACTGCTCTCATGTTTAATAAAATTAATTTTTATTTACATGGTTCAGACGTAATCCTTAATGACGTACCTATGACAGATGAACTTAAAGAATTCATATCTAACTGGGAAATACCGGACAAAATAAAAGCGCTGAAAGGAGAAGACAATGGGAGAAGTATCGTGGATAAAACTTAAAGTTGGCATGTTTGATGACAGCAAAATCAAATATATCGAAGCTTTACCTGAAAGAGATACGATCATAACTATTTGGGTTAAGTTGCTAACTTTATCAGGAAAGTACAACGAACAAGGTTACATTATGCTATCTGAAAATTTGCCGTACAACGAAGAAATGTTAGCAAATGAGTTTAGCCGACCTATCAACTCGATAAGGTTAGCAATACAAACTTTTGAGACATTAGGCATGATTGAAAAAGTTAACGGTGTCATAAAAGTGACAAACTGGGAAAAGCACCAAAACATCGAAGGACTCGAGAAAATCAGGGCGCAGAACAGGTTGAGGAAACAAAAGCAACGAGAAAACAACAGAAAATTGCTAAATGGTCACGTGACGTCACGTGACAGTCACGCAACAGAAGAAGATAAAGAATTAGATAAAGAATTAGAAAGAGATAAAGAAAAAGATATAGATAAGAACTTAAGTTCAATTAATAGCGCAACTGACGTTACGCATGAGCAATTTGAGGAATGGTGGAAACTTTACGACAAGAACAAAGATAAGAAGATGTCTTTTACTAAATTCAAATCATGCTTAAAGAAACATTCTTTTGAACAAATCATGCAAGGCACTCGAGAGTATTTAAAAACTATTACAGACAAACAATATCAAAAGTACCCCAAAACATTCTTAACTAATGAAAGCTATATGAATGATTATAGCGAAGAGATTAAAGAAACTGGCATAGATCAATTGGAACGTATGAAGTACGACGAAAGTTATTGGGATTAGGGGGACATTATGAAACCACTATTCAGCGAAAAGATAAACGAAAGCTTGAAAAAATATCAACCTACTCATGTCGAAAAGGGATTGAAATGTAAGAGGTGTGGCAGTGAATACGACTTATATAAGTTCGCTCCTACTAAAAAACACCCGAATGGTTACGAGTATAAAGATGGTTGCAAGTGTGAAATTTATGAAGAATATAAGCGAAACAAGCAACGGAAGATAAACAACATATTCAATCAATCAAATGTTAATCCGTCATTAAGAGATGCAACGGTTAACAACTATAAGCCACAAAATGAAAAACAAGTAAAAGCTAAACAAACAGCAATAGAGTATGTACAGGGTTTCTCTACAAAAGAACCAAAATCATTAATATTGCAAGGTTCATATGGAACTGGTAAAAGCCACCTAGCATACGCTATCGCAAAAGCAGTCAAATCTAAAGGGCATACAGTTGCTTTTATGCACATACCAATGTTGATGGATCGTATCAAAGCGACATACAACAAAAATGCAGTTGAAACTACAGACGAGCTAGTCAGATTGCTAAGTGATATTGATTTACTTGTACTAGATGATATGGGTGTAGAAAACACAGAGCACACTTTAAATAAACTTTTCAGCATTGTTGATAACAGAGTAGGTAAAAACAACATCTTTACAACTAACTTTAGTGATAAAGAACTAAATCAAAATATGAACTGGCAACGTATCAATTCAAGAATGAAACACAATGCGAGAAAAGTAAGAGTAATCGGAGACGATTTCAGGGAGCGAGATGCATGGTAACCAAAGAATTTTTAAAAACTAAACTTGAGTGTTCAGATATGTACGCTCAGAAACTCATAGACGAGGCACAGGGCGATGAAAATAGGTTGTACGACCTATTTATCCAAAAACTTGCAGAACGTCATACACGCCCCGCTATCGTCGAATATTAAGGAGTGTTAAAAATGCCGAAAGAAAAATATTACTTATACCGAGAAGATGGCACGGAAGATATCAAAGTCATCAAGTATAAAGACAACGCAAATGAAGTTTATTCGCTTACAGGAGCCCATTTCAGCGACGAAAAGAAAATTATGACTGATAGTGACCTAAAACGATTCAAAGGCGCTCACGGGCTTCTATATGAGCAAGAACTAGGGTTACAAGCAACGATATTTGATATTTAGAGGTGGCACAATGAGTAAATACAACGCTAAGAAAGTTGAGTACAAAGGAATTGTATTTGATAGCAAAGTAGAGTGCGAATATTACCAATATTTAGAAAGTAATATGAATGGCACTAACTATGATCGTATCGAAATACAACCGAAATTTGAATTACAACCTAAATTCGGGAAACAAAGACCGATTACGTATATAGCCGATTTCTCTTTGTGGAAGGAAGGGAAACTGGTTGAAGTTATAGACGTTAAAGGTAAGGCGACTGAAGTTGCCAACATCAAAGCGAAGATATTCAGATATCAGTATAAAGATGTGAATTTAACATGGATATGTAAAGCGCCTAAATACACAGGTCAAGAATGGATGGTATATGAGGACTTAGTGAAAGTCAGACGTAAAAGAAAAAGAGAAATGAAGTGATTTAATGCAACAACAACAAGCATATATAAACGCAACGATTGATATAAGGATATCTACAGAAGTTGAATATCAGCATTTTGATGATGTGGATAAAGAAAAAGAAACGCTAGCAGATTACTTATATAACAATCCGAACGAAATACTAGAGTATGACAATTTAAAAATTAGAAATGTAAATGTAGAGGTGGAATAAATGGGCAGTGTTGTAATCATTAATAATAAACCATATAAATTTAACAATTTTGAAAAAGAAATAATGGCAAAGCGTGGGATAAATGCTGGAATTGTTTCTAAACGTGTAAGAGGTTGTTGGGAGTTTTCAGAAGCTTTAGACGCGCCTTATGGCATGCATCTAAAAGAATATAGAGAAATGAAACAAATGGAAAAAATTAAACAAGCGAGACTCGAACGTGAATTGGAAAGAGAGCGAAAGAAAGAGGCAGAGCTACGTAAGAAGAAACCGCATTTGTTTAATGTACCTCAAAAACATTCACGTGATCCGTACTGGTTCGATGTCACTTTTAACCAAATGTTTAAGAAATGGCAGGAAGCATAAATGCCTAAAACCGATAGCGCACGTAAAGAATACTTAAAACATTTTTTCGGCTCTAAGAGATATCTGTATCAGGATAACGAACGAGTGGCACATATCCATGTAGTAAATGGCACTTATTACTTTCACGGTCATATCGTGCCAGGTTGGCAAGGTGTGAAAAAGACATTTGATACAGCGGAAGAGCTTGAAACATATATAAAGCAAAGTGATTTGGAATATGAGGAACAGAAGCAACTAACTTTATTTTAAAAGGGCGGAAACAATGAAAATCAAAGTTAAAAAAGAAATGAGATTAGATGAATTAATTAAATGGGCGCGAGAAAATCCGGATCTATCACAAGGAAAAATATTTTTTTCAACAGGATTTAGTGATGGATTCGTTCGTTTTCATCCAAATACAAATAAGTGTTCGACGTCAAGTTTTATTCCAATTGATATCCCCTTCATAGTTGATATTGAAAAAGAAGTAACGGAAGAGACTAAGTTTGATAGGTTGTTAGAGGTATATGAGATTCAAGAAGGAGTCTATAAATCCGCATTACACAAAGGTATCAGTTTGAACGAACGTTTTGAAGACGACAATATTTTTCCTACTAAAGCATTCTATATCTTAAACGACGACCTAACTATGACGTTAATCTGGAAAGATGGGGAGTTGCTAGTATGATGTTGAAATTTAAAGCTTGGGATAAAGATAAAAAAGTTATGAGTATTATTGACGAAATCGATTTTAATAGTGGGTACATTTTGATTTCAACAGGTTATAAAAGTTTCAATGAAGTAAAACTATTACAATACACAGGATTTAAAGATGTGCACGGTGTGGAGATTTATGAAGGGGATATTGTTCAAGATTGTTATTCGAGAGAAGTAAGTTTTATCGAGTTTAAAGAAGGAGCCTTTTATATAACTTTTAGCAATGTAACTGAATTACTAAGTGAAAATGACGATATTATTGAAATTGTTGGAAATATTTTTGAAAATGAGATGCTATTGGAGGTTATGAGATGACGTTCACCTTATCAGATGAACAATATAAAAATCTTTGTACTAACTCTAACAAGTTATTAGATAAACTTCACAAAGCATTAAAAGATCGTGAAGAGTACAAGAAGCAACGAGATGAGCTTATTGGGGATATAGCGAAGTTACGAGATTGTAACAAAGAACTGGAGAAGAAAGCAAGCGCATGGGATAGGTATTGCAAGAGCGTTGAAAAAGATTTAATAAACGAATTCGGTAACGATGATGAAAGAGTTAAATTCGGAATGGAATTAAACAATAAAATTTTTATGGAGGATGACACAAATGAATAATCGCGAAAAAATCGAACAGTCCGTTATTAGTGCTAGTGCGTATAACGGTAATGACACAGAGGGGTTGCTAAAAGAGATTGAGGACGTGTATAAGAAAGCGCAAGCGTTTGATGAAATACTTGAGGGTTTACCTAATGCTATGCAAGATGCACTCAAAGAAGATATTGGTCTTGATGAAGCAGTAGGGATTATGACGGGGCAAGTGGTCTATAAATATGAGGAGGAGCAGGAAAATGACTAACACATTAACAATTGATCAGTTACAAGAGTTATTACAAATACAAAAGGACTTTGACGATAGAATACCAACACTAAATTTACGAGATAGCAAGATTGCGTATGTGGTTGAATTCTTTGAATGGTTTAACACATTGGAAACGTTCAAGAATTGGAAGAAGAAACCAGGTAAACCGTTAGACGTACAGCTAGACGAGTTAGCAGACATGTTAGCGTTTGGATTGAGTATTGCTAATCAACAAGCAGATAACATGGAAGAAATTTCGGGTTATTTAGATGACGGAGATTTTAACGACTATATAGAACGAGTTGAAATCGATTTTAACGATAGTGATGTAGTAGATGAATTTATGTCAACTATAGATGAAATGTATGAAAGTCCATATAGTAGCAACTTATTTTTACCGTTTGCATTAGCGAACAACTACTACACTATCGATCAACTCATTGACGCATACAAAAAGAAAATGAAAAGGAACCACGAAAGACAAGATGGAACAGCAGACGCAGGAAAAGGATACGTGTAAAGACATCTTAGATCGAGTCAAGGAGGTTTTGGGGAAGTGACACAATACTTAGTCACAACATTCAAAGATTCAACAGGACGCAAGCATACACACATAACTAAAGCTAATAGCAATCAAAGGTTTACAGTTGTTGAGGCAGAGAGTAAAGAAGAAGCGAAAGAGAAGTACGAGAAACAAGTTAAAAGGGATGCAATTATTAAAGTGAGTCAGTTATTTGAAAATATAAGGAAGTGTGGGAAATGATTAAGCAAATACTAAGATTATTATTCTTACTAGCAATGTACGAGTTAGGTAAGTATGTAACTGAGCAAGTATATATTATGATGACGGCTAATGATGATGTAGAGGCGCCGAGTGACTTCGCAAAGTTGAGCGATCAGTCTGATTTGATGAGGGCGGAGGTGTCAGAGTAGATGGACTGGATATTTTTTTATACTAACATTGTTATATTCATTGCATGTGTATATACAATGTATAGACGAATTGAAGTGAGTAAGAAAATTGGTGAATTAAGACGTGATATAAAAGAGAACGAAAAAGCATTGGATAATTATAAAAAAGAAAACAGACCAATCGAATATATCGTCGAGTTAAATGACGGTGTGTACTTTCGAAAAAAACATACAGATGCGTTTGCGCAAAGGACCACATATATTATAACTAATAATATTTTCGAAGCTAAATCATATGACAATTTATTATCAGCTAAAATAGATGCCGAAATTCTAAATGGCCGTGTATTAAAATATAAACCAAATTTAGAGGAGGTTGGGTAGATGATGTGGTTCATCATAGCAATTATATTATTAGTCATCTTATTGTTTGGTGTGATGTTGCAAGCTGAACAGTTAAAAGGTGAAGTGAAAGTTAAAGAGCGAGAGATAGAGATATTAAGAAGTAGATTGAGACATTTTGAAGATTAACGGGGGTTAAACAAATGAGTTTGAGAAAATCAACGCAAAGATACTTGGAAAGCGAATTAAGTAATTACAATTACTTCGATAAAGATATAGCGCGTGTAAGAGATGAAGTTTTAAACCCGTGGAGTCAACAAGATACTAATATCGGTGGAGATAGGGTTCAAAGTAATGTAAGTGTAACCGAAATAAAAGCTATTAGGGTCGTTAACGATAGAAGATTATCACAATTAGCTAGAATGAAGTCGGCTATAGAGGTTGTGTATAATCACAGCACTGTAGAGACTCAAAAACTTATGGAACTTTATTATTTCAAAAAACCTAGAACATTAAATCTAACTGGTGTAGCTCAAGAAATAAATGTAAGTAAATCTACCGCTTATGATATGAGGAAAGATATATTAGTTAGGTTAGCTGATGAATTAGGTATAATACATTAAGTTTGGAAAAAGTCTGGAAAAATAACGTCACTTTCGGTGTTAATATGATAGCGTAAGATATTGACTATCTTACTGCGTTTCCCTTATCGCAATTAGGAATAAAGGATCTATGTGGGTTGGCTGATTATAGCCAATCCCTTTTTTAATTTTAAAAAGCGTATAGCGCGAGAGTTGGTGGTAAATGAAATGAACGAAAAACAAAAGAGATTCGCAGATGAATATATAATGAATGGATGTAATGGTAAAAAAGCAGCAATTACAGCAGGTTATAGTAAGAAAACAGCAGAGTCTTTAGCAAGTCGATTGTTAAGAAATGTTAATGTTTCGGAATATATTAAAGAACGATTAGAACAGATACAAGAAGAGCGTTTAATGAGTATTACAGAAGCTTTAGCGTTATCTGCTTCTATTGCTAGAGGAGAACCTCAAGAGGCTTACAGTAAGAAATATGACCATTTAAACGACGAAGTGGAAAAAGAGGTTACTTACACAATCACGCCAACATTTGAAGAGCGTCAGAGATCTATTGACCATATACTAAAAGTTCACGGTGCGTATATCGATAAAAAAGAAATTACTCAGAAGAATATTGAAATTAATATTGGTGAGTACGATGACGAAGGTTAAATTAAATTTTAAGAAACCGTCTAATGTTTTCAATAGAAACATATTCGAAATACTAACCAATTACGATAATTTCACTGAAGTTCATTATGGTGGCGGTTCAAGTGGTAAGTCTCACGGCGTTATACAAAAAGTTGTACTTAAAGCATTGCAAGACTGGAAATATCCTAGGCGTATACTATGGCTTAGAAAAGTCCAATCAACAATTAAAGATAGTTTATTCGAAGATGTCAAAGATTGTTTGATAAACTTCGGTATTTGGGACATGTGCCTTTGGAATAAGACTGATAACAAAGTTGAATTGCCAAACGGCGCAGTTTTTTTGTTTAAAGGATTAGATAACCCAGAGAAAATAAAGTCGATAAAAGGCATATCAGACATAGTCATGGAAGAAGCGTCTGAATTCACACTAAATGATTACACGCAATTAACGTTGCGTTTGAGGGAGCGTAAACACGTGAATAAGCAAATATTTTTGATGTTTAACCCAGTATCTAAACTGAATTGGGTTTATAAGTATTTCTTTGAACATGGTGAACCAATGGAAAATGTCATGATTAGACAATCTAGTTATCGAGATAATAAGTTTCTTGATGAAATGACACGACAAAACTTAGAGTTGTTAGCAAATCGTAATCCAGCATATTACAAAATTTATGCGTTAGGTGAATTTGCTACACTAGACAAATTGGTTTTCCCTAAGTATGAAAAACGTTTAATAAATAAAGATGAGTTAAGACATTTACCTTCTTATTTTGGATTGGACTTTGGCTACGTTAATGATCCTAGTGCTTTTATACATTCTAAAATAGATGTAAAGAAAAAGAAGTTATACATCATTGAAGAGTATGTTAAACAAGGTATGCTGAATGATGAAATAGCTAATGTCATAAAGCAACTTGGTTATGCTAAAGAAGAAATTACAGCAGATAGTGCAGAACAAAAAAGTATAGCTGAATTAAGGAATCTAGGGCTTAAAAGGATTTTACCAACCAAAAAAGGGAAGGGCTCGGTTGTACAAGGGTTACAATTCTTAATGCAATTTGAAATCATTGTTGATGAACGTTGTTTCAAGACTATTGAAGAGTTTGACAACTACACATGGCAAAAGGACAAAGATACAGGTGAATATACCAATGAACCAGTAGATACATACAATCATTGTATCGATTCGTTGCGTTATTCAGTGGAACGATTCTACAGACCGGTTAGAAAACGCACAAATGTCAGTTCGAAAGTTGACACAATAAAATCTCTAGGATTATAGGAGGGAACAAATGTTAAAAGTAAACGAATTTGAAACAGATACAGATCTACGGGGAAACATAAATTACTTATTTAATGATGAAGCCAATGTTGTTTACACATATGACGGGACGGAATCCGATTTATTACAAAACGTTAATGAAGTAAGTAAATACATTGAACATCACATGGATTACCAACGACCTAGATTGAAAGTGTTAAGTGATTATTACGAAGGTAAAACTAAGAACTTAGTTGAGTTAACACGACGCAAAGAAGAGTACATGGCAGATAACCGTGTAGCGCATGATTACGCATCTTATATTAGCGATTTTATCAACGGCTATTTCTTGGGTAATCCAATTCAATATCAAGATGATGACAAAGATGTATTAGAAGCTATTGAGGCGTTCAATGATTTGAATGATGTTGAGTCACACAATAGATCTTTAGGATTAGATTTGTCAATTTATGGTAAAGCTTATGAGTTGATGATTAGAAATCAAGATGATGAAACGCGTTTATACAAGAGTGATGCGATGAGCACTTTTATCATATATGACAACACAGTTGAACGTAACAGTATCGCAGGCGTTAGATATTTAAGAACTAAACCAATAGACAAGACCGACGAAGATGAAGTGTTTACTGTTGATTTATTCACTTCACACGGTGTTTATAGATATCTTACCAATAGAACAAATGGATTGAAGCTCACACCACGTGAAAACAGTTTTGAATCTCACTCATTTGAACGCATGCCTATTACAGAATTTAGCAATAACGAAAGAAGAAAAGGGGATTACGAGAAAGTAATCACTTTAATTGATTTGTATGATAATGCTGAATCAGATACAGCTAACTATATGAGTGATTTAAATGACGCTATGTTACTTATTAAAGGTAATTTAAATTTAGATCCTGTAGAAGTTAGAAAACAAAAGGAAGCTAACGTGTTGTTTTTAGAACCGACTGTTTATGCTGATAGCGAAGGTAGAGAAACAGAAGGTTCAGTTGACGGTGGTTATATTTATAAGCAATACGATGTACAAGGTACCGAAGCTTATAAAGACCGTTTGAACAGTGATATACACATGTTTACCAACACGCCTAACATGAAAGATGATAACTTTAGTGGCACTCAATCGGGCGAGGCAATGAAATATAAATTGTTCGGATTAGAACAACGTACTAAAACTAAAGAAGGATTGTTCACTAAAGGGTTAAGACGTCGTGCTAAGTTGTTAGAGACAATACTTAAAAATACACGGTCGATTGACGCTAACAAAGATTTCAATACTGTTAGATACGTATACAACAGAAACTTACCTAAATCATTGATTGAAGAATTAAAAGCTTATATTGATTCTGGCGGGAAGATTAGCCAAACAACTTTAATGTCTCTATTCTCGTTCTTCCAAGACCCTGAATTAGAAGTTAAGAAAATCGAAGAAGATGAGAAAGAATCTATTAAAAAAGCTCAAAAAGGTATTTATAAAGACCCTAGAGACATCAATGATGACGAACAAGATGATGATACAAAAGATACTGTTGATAAAAAGGAATGATTGTAATTGCCTAACAAAAACACTCAAGAATATTGGGAAGAACGCGGACGCAAAGCAATCGAGAATGAGTTGAAGCGTGATAAAACTAAAGCTGAAGAAATAGAACGTATATTGAATATGATGATTAAGCGCATTGAAAAAGAGATCAATGCGTTTATTGTTAAGTACGGAGATTTTGCAGGCGTTACATTACAAGAAGCACAAAAGATTATTGATGAGTTCGATGTAAAAGCGTTTCAAGAAGAAGCAAAAAGATTGGTCGAAAACAAGGACTTTAGCGATAGAGCAAATGAAGAATTAAAGAAGTATAACACTAAGATGTATGTATCTAGAGAACAGATGTTAAAGATTCAAATAGAATTCTTAATTGCTTATGCAACAGCTCAAACAGAATTATCGATGAGGGAATATTTCGAATCAACAGCTTATCGTGTGTTCAGTGATCAAGCGGGTATTTTAGGTGAAGGTGTACAAGTAGCTAAAGAAGTTATAGATACAATCGTTGATACACAATTTTATGGTGTCGTTTGGTCAGAGCGATTATGGACTAATACCGAAGCAATGAAACAAGAAGTAGAAGAAATAATTGCTAATGTAGTTATTAGAGGTCGACATCCTAATGAATATGTTAAAGATATGCGCAAGCACTTAAATAAATTCGAAGGCACAGCACGACAAAAGACCGCAGCAATTAAATCATTGCTTTATACGGAATCGGCACGTGTTCACGCACAATCAAGCATTGACAGCATGAAAGAAATTTCACCGGAAGGATATTATATGTATATTGCAAAAATCGATAATAGAACAACTAAAGTATGCAAAGGGCTTAATGGAGAAATATTCAAAGTTAAAGACGCTAAAATTGGTGTTAATTTCTATCCTATGCATATCAATTGTCGTTCAGATTGCGCTTTACTACCTAAATCTATGTGGCCGAAAAAACCAAGCAAGAAACGAAAAACAAAATACTTCGGAGGGAAAGTGAAAAGCGGTGATTGATTTAAAAGTAAAGTTTTTTAAAGGCAAGTTAGTTTTGTATGACAGTAAATTAAATGTTTGGAGGATACTAATATGAGTAATACTGACAAATACCTTAGAGACATAGCAAGAGAATTAAAAGGTATACGTAAAGAGTTACAAAAGCGAAACGAAACAGTTATTATTGATGCAAACTTAGATAGTGTAAGGTCGGAAGTATTAGCCGATAAAGAAAAATCGAAATATAATGAACCTCTCTTTTAATAGCTAGCACTTAATTGTGTTGGCTATTTTTTATGTCCAAACCATGCTTATGACAATAAAAGATGCAAGTGTAACAGCCCGAACCATGTATGGCTTAAAACTAATCAAGAGTAAATAAATGAGGTGTAAAAACTATGGATATCCAAGAGAAGTTAAAACTCAAATTACAGTTTTTTGCTGAAGAATCAGATGGAGATAATGGAAAATCAAAAGATAACAACGATGATGAAGGCAAAGACAAACAAGACAAAAAGACTAATTCAGAAGAAGAAATCGAAAAAAGACTACAAGAAGAATATAACAAGCGTCTTAAAGAAGAATTAAGTCGTCGTATGAAGCAGAAAGAAAAAGAGAAACAAGAAGCTGTTGATGAAGCTAAACGATTAGCAAAAATGAACAAAGATCAAATCGCTGAATATGAACGCGAACAAATGGAAAAAGAGCTGGAACAATTACGTTCAGAAAAACAATTAAACGAAATGCGTTCAGAAGCACGAAAAATGTTGAGTGAAGCGGAAGTTGATTCATCAGATGAGGTTGTCAATTTGGTTGTAACTGACACTGCTGAACAAACTAAATTGAATGTTGAAGCTTTTTCTAATGCAGTAAAAAAAGCGGTTAATGAAGCGGTTAAGATTAACGCTAGACAATCGCCATTGACTGGTGGAGATTCATTTAATCACTCGACTAAAAATAAACCGCAAAACTTAGCTGAAATAGCTAGACAAAAAAGAATTATTAAAAATTAACGGAGGCATTTAAATGGAACAAACACAAAAATTAAAATTAAATTTGCAACATTTTGCAAGTAACAATGTTAAACCACAAGTATTTAACCCTGATAATGTAATGATGCACGAAAAGAAAGATGGCACGTTGATGAATGAATTCACAACGCCCATCTTACAAGAGGTTATGGAAAACTCTAAAATTATGCAATTAGGTAAGTACGAACCAATGGAAGGTACTGAGAAGAAGTTTACTTTTTGGGCTGATAAACCAGGTGCTTACTGGGTAGGTGAAGGTCAAAAAATCGAAACATCTAAAGCTACATGGGTTAATGCTACTATGAGAGCGTTTAAATTAGGGGTTATCTTACCTGTAACAAAAGAGTTTTTGAATTACACTTATTCACAATTCTTTGAAGAAATGAAGCCTATGATTGCTGAAGCATTCTATAAAAAGTTTGATGAAGCGGGTATTTTGAATCAAGGTAACAATCCATTCGGTAAATCAATTGCACAATCAATTGAAAAAACTAATAAGGTTATTAAAGGTGACTTCACACAAGATAACATTATTGATTTAGAGGCATTACTTGAAGATGACGAATTAGAAGCAAATGCGTTTATCTCAAAAACACAAAACAGAAGCTTGTTACGTAAAATTGTAGATCCTGAAACGAAAGAACGTATTTATGACCGTAACAGTGATACGTTAGATGGTCTACCTGTGGTTAACCTTAAATCAAGCAACTTAAAACGTGGTGAGTTAATCACTGGTGATTTCGATAAGTTGATTTACGGTATCCCTCAATTAATTGAATACAAAATCGATGAAACTGCACAATTATCTACAGTCAAAAATGAAGATGGAACACCTGTAAACTTGTTTGAACAAGACATGGTGGCATTACGTGCAACTATGCATGTAGCATTGCATATCGCTGATGATAAAGCGTTTGCTAAGTTAGTTCCTGCTGATGCAAAACCATCTTCAAATCCAGGAGAAGTTTAATAAATAATTAGGAGTGGTAACATGCCCGAAATCATTGGAATTGTTAAAGTAGATTTTACAGATTTAGAAGATAACAGACATGTCTATATGAAAGGGCATGTCTACCCTCGCAAAGGTTATGATCCTACAGATGAACGTATCAAAGCTTTAGCTAGTGTTGAAAATAAACGCAACGAACAAATGATTTACATTGTAAATGACAAATTAACCAAAAAAGAACTTGTCGAAATAGCAAGTGTTGCTGGCTTACAAGTTGATGAAAAACAAACAAAAGCTGAAATTATCAATGCTTTTGAGTCACTAGAGTAGGTGGTTATATGACTACGCTAGCTGATGTAAAAAAACGTATTGGTCTTAAAGATGAAAAGCAAGATGAACAATTAGAGGAAATTATAAAAAGTTGTGAAAGCCAGTTGTTATCAATGTTACCTATTGAAGTTGAACAAATACCGGAAAGGTTTAGTTACATGATTAAAGAAGTTGCAGTTAAACGCTACAACAGGATTGGTGCTGAAGGTATGACATCAGAAGCGGTTGACGGACGTAGCAATGCGTATGAATTGAACGATTTCAAGGAGTATGAAGCTATTATTGATAATTACTTTAATGCTAGAACGAGAACTAAAAAAGGAAAGGCTGTGTTCTTTTGAGATATGAAGATAGAGCTGTCTTTCAATCAGAACAAGCAGCAACTTACAATCCTAAAACTAGCAAAAAAGAAAACACTCTAATCACTTATGATGCGATACCATGCAATATTAATCCTATTTCTAGAGCAAGAAAGCAACTTGAATTCGGCGATGTAAAAAACGATGTAAGTGTCCTGAGGATAAAAGAATCAATATCTTACCCTGTTAGCCACGTGTTGGTTAATGGCATTCGCTACAAGATAGTTGATACAAGGATATACAGACACGAAACGTCATATTATATCGAAGAGGTCAATTGATGAATATAGATGGATTAGACGCACTGTTAAATCAATTTCACGATATGAAAACCAACATCGATGATGATGTAGATGATACTTTACAAGAAAAAGCCAAAGAATATGTAGTACGAGCTAAATTGAAAGCTAGAGAAGTAATGAATAAGGGTTATTGGACTGGTAATTTATCACGCAATATCAGATATAAAAAAACTGGCGATTTGCAATACACTATCACATCGCATGCAGCTTATAGTGGTTTCTTAGAGTTTGGTACTCGATACATGGAGGCAGAACCTTTTATGTGGCCAGTATATGAGGTAATAAGAAAATCAACTGTAGAAGAATTGAAAGCGTTGTTTGAATAGGAGATAAAAGCATGACACCGAACTTACAACTTTATAATAAAGCTTATGAAACGCTACAAGGATATGGATTCCCTGTTATTTCTCGTAAAGAGATGCAACAAGAGATTCCGTATCCTTTTTTTGTAATAAAAATGCCGGAGTCAAACAGAAGTAAATACACGTTTGATAGTTATTCTGGTGACACGAATTTAGTTATTGATATTTGGAGTGTAAGTGATGATTTAGGACATCATGACGGACTTGTTAAAAGATGTATTGATGATTTAACACCTAGCGTTAAAACAAACGATTATGACTTTGAAGAAGATGATACTAACATCACACAGTTAGTTGATGATACTACCAATCAAGAATTGCTACACACATCAGTAACGATATCTTACAAAACATTTTAAAAAACGGAGGAATATTGAATGGCAAATATGAAAAATAGTAATGATCGTATTATTTTATTTAGAAAAGCTGGCGAAAAAGTAGATGCTACTAAAATGCTTTTTTTAACTGAATACGGCTTATCACATGAAGCTGATACAGATACAGAGGATACGATGGATGGGTCTTATAACACTGGTGGTTCAGTTGAATCAACAATGTCTGGTACTGCTAAAATGTTTTATGGTGACGATTTTGCAGATGAAATTGAAGATGCAGTTGTAGATCGCGTATTGTATGAGGCTTGGGAAGTTGAAAGTAGAATACCAGGCAAAAATGGAGATGCTACTAAATTTAAAGCGAAATATTTCCAAGGTTTCCACAATAAATTTGAATTAAAAGCAGAAGCTAACGGTATTGATGAATATGAATATGAATATGGAGTGAATGGTCGTTTCCAACGTGGATTTGCAACACTACCTGAGGCTGTAACAAAGAAACTTAAGGCGACTGGATACAGATTCCATGACACTACAAAAGCAGATGCGTTAACTGGCGAAGATTTAACAGCAATTCCACAACCTAAGGTAGATTCATCAACGGTTACACCAGGAGAGGTATAAAAATAGGGCGTTAAGCCCTATTTATTTTGTTTAAATTAATCATGAATGGAGATTTTAAGTTATGAATGTAGAAATTAACGGAAAGTCATTAGAATTAAGTTTTGGTTTTAAATTTTTAAGAGAAATCGATAACCGATTAGGTTTAAAAGTTGAGCAAGCTTCTATCGGTCAAGGTGTATCAATGTTGCCTGTAGGTTTAGAGAGTGGAAATCCTGTTGTGATTGGCGAAGTTTTAATTGCAGCTACATCTCACTTGAAAAAACAAGCAATTACTATTAATAACATTGATGAAGCACTAGATGAAATCGCAGAAAATATTGGACTAGAAGAATTTGGTTCGGATATTTTAACGGAGTTGGGAAAGCGACCTATGACCCGAAACCTAGTCGAAGTAGTGGAAACGGAAGAGAAACCAGCGGGAGCCTAATAACTTACGACAGAATCGTTATAACTTGTATGTCAACACTTGGTATTACAGATTTGAACGTTATTGAGCAAATGACATTAACAGAATATAACTATCGAATGTATGCGAAAGAGTATGAAATGCTAACCCAAGAATTCGAACGTTACAAACTTGCGTTTGCTATTCGTGATGCTGCAGCTACTAAAAATGTTGGGACAGAAAATAAACCTAAAGAGGAATATGTTTTTAACAACGCAAACGACGTATTGCCTTATGAAGAAAATATCCAACGGCTTAACGAAGGTAAAGATATAAGATTTAGTAGCGAACGTGATGAATACGAACCACAAAATAATGAATTCTTTAAAGTTATAGCAGAATTTAATAAGCAATAGAAAGAGAGGTGTTAATGTGACGGAATATAAAATTAAAGCGACTATTGAAGCTAGTGTAGCCAAATTCAAAAGGCAAATTGATAGTGCGGTTAAGGCAGTGCAAAAATACAAGCGTACAGCTGATAAGACTAAAGATGTTGAATTAAGTGCTAATGATAAAAAATTACAAAAAACTATCAAGGTTGCTAAGAAGACTTTAGATTCGTTCGGTAATGAAAAAGCAAAAGCTAAATTAGATGCTAAAATAGAAGATCTGAAACAAAAAGTATTAGAAGCAAGTTTTGAATTAAATCAATTAGATTCAAAAGAAGTTACACCAGAAGTTAAGTTAGAAAAACAAAAGTTAATTAAAGATATCATTGAAACAGAAGCTAAGTTATCCGAACTGGAAAAGAAACGTGTCAATATTGACGTCAATGCTGATAACAGTAAATTTAATCGAGTGTTAAAAGTATCTAAAGCTAGTCTTGAAGCGTTAAATAGGTCTAAAGCAAAAGCTGTTATAGACGTGGACAATAGTGTTGCTAACTCTAAAATCAAACGTACTAAAGAAGAGCTTAAGAGTATTCCGAACAAAACTAGATCTCGACTTAATGTAGATACAGGGCTTTCTATACCAACAATCTATGCATTTAAAAAATCCTTAGACGCATTACCAAACAAAAAAACAACGAAGGTAGATGTCGATACTAATGGTTTAAAGAAAGCTTATACCTACATAATAAAAGCAAACGACAATTTCCAAAGACAGATGGGGAATTTAGCTAATATGTTCCGTGTGTTCGGCACTGTAGGTTCTAATATGGTTGGTGGATTATTAACTTCATCTTTTAGTATCTTAATACCTGTAATAGCGAGCGTAGTACCTGTAGTGTTCGCGCTATTAAACGCTATCAAAGTATTAACTGGTGGCGTACTTGCTTTAGGTGGTGCTGTAGCAATAGCGGGAGCTGGATTTGTAGCGTTTGGCGCAATGGCTATCAGCGCTATAAAAATGCTTAACGACGGAACTTTACAAGCTAGTTCGGCAACAAACGAATACAAAAAAGCTTTAGATGGTGTAAAGTCAGCTTGGACTGACATTATAAAACAAAATCAATCAGCTATATTCACATCTTTAGCAAATGGTTTAAACACCGTTAAAACAGCAATGCAGAGCTTACAACCGTTTTTCAGCGGTATTTCAAGAGGAATGGAAGAGGCGTCTCAAAGCGTGCTTAAATGGGCTCAAAACAGCGGTGTAGCATCAAGGTTCTTCAACATGATGAATACAACTGGTGTTTCGGTATTTAACAAACTATTAAGTGCTGCAGGCGGTTTCGGTGACGGATTAGTCAATGTATTCACACAATTAGCACCACTGTTTCAATGGTCGGCTGATTGGTTGGATAGATTAGGTCAATCTTTCTCTAACTGGGCTAATAGTGCAGCTGGAGAAAATTCGATAACTCGATTTATTGAATACACAAAAACAAACTTACCTGTCATTGGTAATATTTTTAAAAATGTGTTCGTTGGAATTAATAATCTAATGAATGCATTCAGCGGATCATCAACTGGAATTTTTCAATCTCTTGAACAAATGACGGCTAAGTTTAGAGAATGGTCTGAACAAGTTGGCCAATCTCAAGGCTTCAAAGACTTTGTCAGTTATGTACAAACAAATGGTCCACTAATAATGCAATTAATTGGAAACATCGCAAGAGGATTAGTTGCATTCGCAACAGCAATGGCTCCTATAGCTAGTGCAGTATTACGCGTTGCAGTAGCAATAACTGGTTGGATAGCTAACTTATTTGAGGCGCATCCAGCTACAGCACAATTAGTCGGTGTCATCATCACTTTAGTTGGTGCATTTAGGTTTTTAATACCGATTATTCTTGCTGTATCTAACTTTATGGGTGGCGGATTAATAGGTAGGATCATTGCATTAGTAAGTAAATTCGGTTTATTAAGAGCGGGATTAACAATTTTAAAAGGTGCGTTCATGTTATTGAAAGGACCATTAAAAATTATATCAGTTATTTTCCAATTGTTATTCGGTAAGATTGGATTGATTAGAAATGCTATCACAGGACTAGTAACTGTTTTTGGTATTCTAGGTGGCCCAATAACAATAGTAATTGGTGTAATCGCTGCATTAATAGCTATATTTGTTTTATTGTGGAACAAAAACGAAGGCTTCAGAAACTTTATTATAAATGCTTGGAATGCGATAAAAACGTTTATGGTTAATGTTTGGAATGTATTAAAAGCTGTAGCTTCGGTTGTATGGAATGCTATTTTAAAAGCTATCACTACAGCAGTAACTAATGTATACACTTTTATAATGATTGTTTGGAATCAAATTGTCGCATATTTACAAGGACTCTGGAACGGTATTATCGCTATTGCAACAACAGTATGGAACCTTTTAGTTACAATCATCACAACTGTTTTCACGACGATAATGACAATAGTTATGACGATATGGACAGCTATTTGGACATTCTTAAGTACAATCTGGAACACGATAATTACAATCGCTACTACGATTTGGAATTTGTTAGTCACTGTAATAACTACTGTGTTTACAACAATCATGACTATCGCAATGACAATTTGGAATGCTATTTGGACGTTCTTACAAACGTTGTGGAACACTATAGTTACTGTGGCAACTAAGGTTTGGAACGCTATCACTACAGCTATATCTGCTGCGTTACAAGCGGCATGGAGTTTTATTTCTAATATATGGAATACGATTTGGAGTTTCTTATCTGGTATATTAACGACGATTTGGAATAAAGTTGTAAGTATATTCACACAAGTTGTATCAACTATATCGGACAAAATGTCTCAAGCTTGGAACTTCATCGTGACTAAAGGTATGCAATGGGTATCTACTATAACAAGTACGCTAATTAACTTTGTTAATAGAGTTATTCAAGGATTCGTTAATGTTGTAAACAAAGTTAGTCAAGGTATGACAAATGCAGTAAATAAAATAAAAAGCTTTATAGGAGATTTTGTGTCTGCAGGTGCTGATATGATCCGTGGTTTAATTAGAGGTATTGGACAAATGGCTGGTCAATTAGTAGATGCAGCTAAAAATGTTGCTAAGAAAGCTTTAGATGCAGCTAAAAGTGCTTTGGGTATTCACTCACCTTCACGTGAATTCATGGATGTTGGTATGTATTCAATGCTAGGTTTCGTTAAAGGTATAGATAATCATTCAAGTAAAGTTATCCGTAATGTTTCTAATGTTGCAGATAAAGTAGTTGATGCATTTCAACCTACATTAAACGCACCTGACATTTCTAGTATTACAGGAAACTTAAGTAATTTAGGTGGAAATATAAATGCGCAAGTACAACACACACATTCTATTGAAACATCACCGAACATGAAAACTGTTAAAGTTGAATTCGATGTCAATAACGATGCGCTTACTAGTATTGTTAACGGCAGAAATGCTAAACGCAATTCTGAGTATTACTTATAAAGGAGGTTACAAATGGACATAGAATTAACAAAAAAAGATGGTACTGTAATCAAATTAAGTGAATACGGGTTTATCGTTAACGATATAGTAATTGATAGCATGCAAATCAACACAAAGTATCAAGACAAAGAAAATATGAACGGTCGCATATTAATGGGGAGCAATTATATCAGTAGAGATATAGTTGTTCCTTGTTTTTGTAAAGTAAAAAATCGTTCAGACATTGCTTATATGCGAGATATGTTGTATTCGTTAACTACTGATATAGAACCAATGTATTTACGAGAAATCAGAAGAAAAGAAGAGTTGAATTACAGGTTTACTCAACCAACTTCTGATGATTACGTGAAATTAGATAAAAACAACTTCCCGGATTATGAATATTCAAGACACGATCAACAAATTTATGTAAACGGTAAACAGTATAAAGTTATTTTTAACGGAGTTATAAACCCTAAGCAAAAAGGTAATAAAGTTTCTTTTGAACTAAAATTCGAAACTACAGAATTGCCATACGGTGAAAGTATTGGAACAAGCCTAGAGTTAGAAGAAAACAAAAAGGTTGGATTGTGGTCGTTTGATTTTAATATCGATTGGCATGCAGGCGGGGATAAGCGCCAGTATACATTTGAAAATGTTAGCAAAGATACAGTTTACTATCATGGTAGCGCTCCTAACGACCAATTCAACATGTATAAAAAGATAACAATTATTTTGGGCGAAGATACAGAATCGTTTGTATGGAATTTAACGCATGCTGAAATAATGAAAATCGAAGGGATCAAACTAAAAGCTGGAGACAGAATTGTTTATGATAGCTTCCGAGTTTATAAAAACGGTGTTGAAATAAGTACCGAAACGAATATAGCCCAACCAAAATTTAAATACGGAGCTAATAAATTTGAGTTTAATCAAACGGTACAAAAAGTTCAGTTTGATTTGAAATTTTATTATAAGTAGGTGTCAGAATGACAATAACTATTAAACCACCTAAAGGTAATGGCGCACCTGTACCAGTAGAAACAACTTTAGTAAAAAAAGTTAATGCTGACGGTGTATTAACTTTTGATATTCTTGAAGATAAATACACATACGAAGTTATTAACGCAATTGGTAAAAGATGGATTGTTAGTCATGTCGAAGGTGAAAACGACAAGAAAGAATATGTAATAACTGTCATTGATAGGAAATCAGAAGGCGACAGACAACTGGTTGAATGTACTGCTAGAGAAATTCCTATAGACAAGTTAATGATTGATAGGATTTATGTTAATGTAACAGGATCTTTTACAGTAGAAAGATATTTTAACATTGTGTTTCAAGGTACTGGAATGCTTTTTGAAGTCGAAGGTAAGGTTAAGTCTTCGAAGTTTGAAAATGGTGGTGAAGGCGATACAAGGTTGGAAATGTTTAAAAAGGGATTAGAACATTTCGGTTTAGAATATAAAATAACGTATGACAAAAAGAAAAGCAGATATAAGTTTGTATTGACGCCTTTTGCAAATCAAAAAGCGTCTTACTTTATTTCTGACGAAGTCAACGCCAACGCTATAAAACTTGAAGAAGACGCAAGTAACTTCGCCACCTTCATTAGAGGATACGGGAGTTATTCTGGAGAAGAAACATATGAACACGCTGGACTTGTTATGGAGGCTAGAAGCGCATTAGCTGAAATATACGGTGATATACACGCAGAACCTTTTAAAGATGGCAAAGTGACTGATCAAGAAACAATGGATAAAGAATTACAATCTAGATTAAAAAAATCTTTAAAACAGTCACTATCTTTAGATTTTTTAGTTTTAAGAGAAGCCTACCCCGAAGCAGACCCGCAACCTGGTGACATAGTTCAAATAAAGTCTACTATTTTGGGACTTAACGACTTAGTACGTATAGTAGAAATTAAAACGATTAGAGATATAAATAATGTAATTGTAAAGCAAGATGTAACGCTTGGTGAATTTAATCGAGAACAACGATATATGAAGAAAGTAAATACTGCTGCTAACTATGTTTCTGGATTAAATGACGTTAACCTTTCCAACCCTAGTAAAGCGGCAGAAAACTTAAAATCTAAAGTTGCATCAATAGCTAAATCAACACTCGATTTAATGAGTAGAACTGATTTGATTGAAGATAAACAACAGAAGGTAAGCTCTAAAACTGTAACTACATCTGACGGCACTATCGTTCATGATTTTGTAGATAAATCAAACATTAAAGATGTAAAAACAATTGGAACAATTGGCGATTCTGTAGCTAGAGGATCACATGCGAAAGTGAATTTTACTGAAATGTTAGGAAATAAGTTGAACGCCAAAATAACTAATCTTGCTAAAGGTGGCGCCACGATGGCGACTGTGCCTATTGGTAAGGATGCAGTAGAGAATAGTATATATCGCCAAGCAGAACAAATAAGAGGCGACCTAATCATATTACAAGGTACAGATGATGACTGGTTACACGGTTATTGGGCAGGCGTACCGATAGGCACTGATAAAACGGACACTAAAACGTTTTACGGTGCCTTTTGTTCTGCAATTGAAGTTATCAGGAAAAATAATCCAGCTTCAAAAATACTTGTAATGACAGCTACTAGGCAATGCCCTATGAGTGGTACAACGATACGCCGTAAAGATACGGACAAAAACAAACTAGGGTTAACTTTAGAGGATTATGTCAATGCTCAGATATTGGCTTGTAGTGAATTGGATGTACCAGTATATGATGCTTATCACACAGATTATTTCAAACCATATAATCCAGCATTTAGAAAATCTAGCATGCCTGATGGATTACATCCTAATGAAAGAGGTCATGAAGTTATTATGTATGAGCTTATTAAAAATTATTATCAGTTTTATGGATAGTAAAGGAGGAAAACATGAGTAATAAACTAATTACAGATTTAAGTAGAGTCTTTGACTACAGATATGTAGATGAAAATGAGTATAACTTTAAACTTATTTCAGACATGCTGACGGATTTTAATTTCTCTCTTGAATACCACAGAAATAAAGAGGTATTCGCACATGATGGAGAACAAATAAAGTATGAACATTTAAATGTTACAAGTAACGTCTCTGACTTTTTAACATATTTAAACGGTCGATTTAGCAACATGGTACTAGGTCATAACGGCGACGGTATCAACGAAGTAAAAGACGCGCGCGTTGATAATACAGGTTATGGTCATAAGACATTGCAAGATCGTTTGTATCATGATTATTCAACACTAGATGTTTTCACTAAAAAGGTTGAGAAAGCTGTAGATGAACACTATAAAGAATATCGAGCGACAGAATACCGATTCGAACCAAAAGAGCAAGAACCGGAATTTATCACTGATTTATCGCCATATACAAATGCAGTAATGCAATCATTTTGGGTAGACCCTAGAACGAAAATTATTTATATGACGCAAGCTCGTCCAGGTAATCATTACATGTTATCTAGATTGAAGCCCAACGGACAATTTATTGATAGATTGCTTGTTAAAAACGGCGGTCACGGTACACACAATGCGTATAGATACATTGATGGAGAATTATGGATTTATTCAGCTGTATTGGACAGTAACAAAAACAACAAGTTTGTACGTTTCCAATATAGAACTGGAGAAATAACTTATGGTAATGAAATGCAAGATGTCATGCCGAATATATTTAACGACAGATATACGTCAGCGATTTATAATCCGGTAGAAAATTTAATGATTTTTAGACGTGAATATAAACCCACTGAAAGACAACTTAAGAATTCGTTGAACTTTGTTGAGGTTAGAAGTGCTGACGATATTGATAAAGGTATAGACAAAGTATTGTATCAAATGGATATACCTATGGAATACACTTCAGATACACAACCTATGCAAGGTATCACTTATGATGCAGGTATCTTATATTGGTATACAGGTGATTCGAATACAGCCAACCCTAACTACTTACAAGGCTTCGATATCAAAACGAAAGAATTGTTATTTAAACGTCGTATCGATATAGGCGGTGTGAATAACAACTTTAAAGGAGATTTCCAAGAGGCTGAGGGTCTAGATATGTATTACGATCTAGAAACAGGACGTAAAGCACTTCTAATCGGGGTAACTATTGGACCTGGTAACAACAGACATCATTCAATTTATTCTATCGGTCAAAGAGGTGTAAACCAATTCTTGAAAAACATCGCACCTCAAGTATCAATGACTGATTCAGGCGGACGTGTTAAACCGTTACCAATACAGAACCCAGCATATCTAAGTGATATTACGGAAGTTGGTCATTACTATATCTATACGCAAGACACACAAAATGCATTAGATTTCCCGTTACCGAAAGCGTTTAGAGATGCAGGGTGGTTCTTGGATGTACTGCCTGGACACTATAATGGTGCTCTAAGACAAGTACTTACCAGAAACAGCACAGGTAGAAATATGCTTAAATTCGAACGTGTCATTGACATTTTCAATAAGAAAAACAACGGAGCATGGAATTTCTGCCCGCAAAACGCCGGTTATTGGGAACATATCCCTAAGAGTATTACAAAATTATCAGATTTAAAAATCGTTGGTTTAGATTTCTATATCACTACTGAAGAATCAAACCGATTTACTGATTTTCCTAAAGACTTTAAAGGTATTGCAGGTTGGATATTAGAAGTAAAATCGAATACACCAGGTAATACAACACAAGTATTAAGACGTAATAACTTCCCGTCTGCACATCAATTTTTAGTTAGAAACTTTGGTACTGGTGGCGTTGGTAAATGGAGTTTATTCGAAGGAAAGGTGGTTGAATAATGGTAGTAGATAATTTTTCGAAAGATGATAACTTAATCGAGTTACAAACAACATCACAATATAATCCGGTTATTGACACAAACATCAGTTTCTATGAATCAGATAGAGGAACTGGTGTTTTAAATTTTGCAGTAACTAAGAATAACAGACCCTTATCTATAAGTTCTGAACATGTTAAAACATCTATCGTGTTAAAAACCGATGATTATAACGTAGATAGAGGCGCTTATATTTCAGACGAATTAACGATAGTAGACGCAATTAATGGGCGTTTGCAGTATGTGATACCGAATGAATTTTTAAAACATTCAGGCAAGGTGCATGCTCAGGCATTCTTTACACAAAACGGGAGTAATAATGTTGTTGTTGAACGTCAATTTAGCTTCAATATTGAAAATGATTTAGTTAGTGGGTTTGATGGTATAACAAAGCTTGTTTATATCAAATCTATTCAAGATACTATCGAAGCTGTCGGTAAAGACTTTAACCAATTAAAGCAAAATATGGCTGATACACAAACGTTAATAGCAAAAGTGAATGATAGTGCGACAAAAGGCATTCAACAAATCGAAATCAAGCAAAACGAAGCTATACAAGCTATTACTGCGACGCAAACTAGTGCAACACAAGCTGTTACAGCTGAATTCGATAAAATAGTTGAAAAAGAGCAAGCGATTTTTGAACGTGTTAACGAAGTTGAACAACAAATAAATGGCGCTGACCTTGTTAAAGGTAATTCAACAACAAATTGGCAAAAGTCTAAACTTACAGATGATTACGGTAAAGCAATTGAATCGTATGAGCAGTCCATAGATAGCGTTTTAAGCGCAGTTAACACATCTAGGATTATTCATATTACTAATGCAACAGATGCGCCAGAAAAGACGGATATAGGCACGTTAGAGAAGCCTGGACAAGATGGTGTTGATGACGGTTCTTCGTTCGATGAATCAACTTATACATCAAGCAAATCTGGTGTGTTAGTTGTTTATGTTGTTGATAATAATACTGCTCGTGCAACATGGTATCCAGATGATTCAAACGACGAATATACAAAATATAAAATTAGTGGCACATGGTACCCGTTTTATAAAAAAAATGACGGCGATTTAACTAAGCAATTCGTCGAAGAAACATCAAACAACGCTTTAAATCAAGCCAAGCAGTATGTAGATAATAAATTCGGAACAACGAGTTGGCAACAACATAAGTTAACTGAGCCTAACGGCCAATCAATACAAGTTAACTTGAATAATGCACAAGGCGATTTGGGTTATCTAACTGCAGGTAATTACTATGCAACAAGAGTGCCGGATTTACCAGGTAGCGTTGAAAGTTATGAGGGTTATTTATCGGTATTCGTTAAAGATGATACAAACAAGCTATTTAACTTCACGCCTTATAACTCTAAAAAGATTTACACACGATCAATCACAAACGGCAGACTTGAGCAACAGTGGACAGTTCCTAATGAACATAAATCAACGGTATTGTTCGACGGTGGCGCAAATGGTGTAGGTACAACAATCAATCTAACTGAACCGTACACAAACTATTCTATTTTGTTGGTAAGTGGAACTTATCCAGGTGGCGTTATTGAGGGATTCGGACTAACCGCATTACCTAATGCAATTCAATTAAGCAAAGCGAATGTAGTTGACTCAGACGGTAACGGTGGCGGTATTTATGAGTGTTTACTATCAAAAACAAGTAGTACCACTTTAAGAATAGACAACGATGTGTATTTCGATTTAGGCAAAACATCAGGTTCTGGAACGAATGCCAACAAAGTTACTATAACTAAAATTATGGGGTGGAAATAATGAAAATAACAGTAAACGATAAAAACGAAGTTATCGGATACGTTAATACTGGCGGTTTACGCAATAGTTTAGATGTAGATGATAACAATGTGCCTATCAAATTCAAAGAAGAGTTTGAACCTAGAAAGTTTGTTTTCACAAACGGCGAAATTAAATATAACAGCAATTTTGAAAAAGAAGACGTACCGAATGCATCAAGCCAACAAAGTGAATCAGATTTGAGTGATGAAGAACTTCGCGGAATGGTTGCGAGTATGCAAATGCAGGTGGCACAAGTAAACGTATTAACAATGGAATTAGCTCAACAAAACGCTATGTTAACACAACAGTTGACTGAACTGAAAACTAACAAAACAAGTACTGAGGGGGACGTTTAATGATGAAGATGATTTATCCGACTTTTAAAGACATCAAAACTTTTTATGTTTGGGGTTACTATAAAAACGAGCAAATTAAGTGGTACGTAGACAAGGGTTTAATCGATAAAGAAGAATACGCTTTAATCACTGGAGAAAAATATCCAGAAACAAAAGATGAAAAGTCACAGGTGTAATGCTTGTGGCTTTTTAATTTAACAAAAAGTAGGTGGCGTAATGTTTGGTTTTACCAAACGACATGAACAAGATTGGCGTTTAACGCGATTAGAAGAAAATGATAAGACTATGTTTGAAAAATTCGACAGAATAGAAGATAGTCTTAGAGCGCAAGAAAAGATTTATGACAAATTAGATAGAAATTTTGAAGAATTAAAGCGCGACAAGGTAGAAGATGAAAAGAATAAAGAAAAGAATGCCAAGAATATTAGAGACATAAAAATGTGGATTCTCGGTTTGATAGGGACTATCTTCAGTACGATTGTCATAGCTTTACTAAGAACTATTTTTGGCATTTAAAGGAGGTGATTACCATGCTTAAAGGGATTTTAGGATATAGCTTCTGGGCGTGCTTCTGGTTTGGTAAATGTAAATAACAGTTAAGAGTCAGTGCTTCGGCACTGGCTTTTTATTTTGATTGAAATGAGGTGCATGCATGGGATTACCTAATCCAAAGACTCGAAAACCTACAGCTAGTGAAGTAGTAGAGTGGGCGTTGTATATTGCTAAAAAGAAAATAGCTATTGATGTACCCGGTTCTGGAATGGGGGCGCAATGTTGGGACTTGCCTAATTACTTGCTTGATAAATATTGGGGGTTTAGAACATGGGGAAATGCTGATGCTATGGCTCAGAAATCTAATTATAGAGGTAGAGATTTCAAGATAATTAGAAATACAAAAGATTTTGTACCACAACCAGGCGACTGGGGTGTTTGGACTGGTGGTTGGGCAGGACATGTAAACATTGTAGTGGGACCATGCACAAAAGACTATTGGTATGGCGTAGATCAAAACTGGTATACAAATAACGCAACAGGAAGTCCGCCATATAAAATTAAGCACTCTTATCATGATGGACCAGGTGGAGGAGTTAAATATTTTGTTAGACCACCATATCATCCGGAGAAATCTACGCCGGCACCTAAACCCGAAGATGATAGTGATGATAACGAAAAAAATAATAAAAAAGTTCCAATTTGGAAAGATGTAACAACTATAAAGTACACAATTTCTAGCCAAGAAGTTAATTATCCAGAATATATTTATCACTTTATAGTAGAGGGTAATCGACGACTCGAAAAACCTAAAGGGATAATGATTAGAAACGCTCAAACAATGAGCTCGGTAGAAAGTTTATATAACAGTAGAAAGAAATATAAGCAAGATGTAGAATATCCACACTTTTATGTTGATAGACATAATATTTGGGCTCCTAGAAGAGCCGTATTTGAAGTTCCTAATGAAGCTGATTATATAGTTATAGACGTATGTGAAGATTATAGTGCGAGTAAAAACGAATTTATTTTTAACGAGATTCACGCAATGGTTGTAGCTGTAGATATGATGATCAAATATGAGATACCTCTAAGTATTGAGAATTTAAAAGTAGACGATAGTATTTGGCGTTCAATGTTGGAACATGTTAATTGGAATATGATTGACAACGGTGTTCCCCCTAAAGATAAATACGAAGCATTAGAAAAGGCATTACTTAATATATTTAAAAACAGAGAAAAATTATTAAATTCTATAACTAAACCAACAGTAACAAAATCTAGAATAAAAGTTATGGTAGATAATAAAAACGCTGATATAGCGAATGTAAGAGACTCATCACCAACAGCTAATAATGGCTCGGCATCTAAACAACCGCAGATCATAACAGAAACGAGTCCTTATACATTCAAACAAGCACTGGATAAACAAATGGCAAGAGGTAACCCGAAAAAATCTAATGCTTGGGGTTGGGCTAACGCTACACGAGCACAAACGAGCTCGGCAATGAATGTTAAACGAATATGGGAAAGTAACACACAGTGCTACCAAATGCTTAATTTAGGCAAGTATCAAGGTGTTTCAGTTAGCGCACTTAATAAGATACTTAAAGGTAAGGGAACATTGAATAATCAAGGTAAAGCGTTCGCAGAAGCTTGTAAAAAACACAACATTAATGAAATTTATTTAATCGCGCATGCTTTCTTAGAAAGTGGATATGGAACAAGTAACTTCGCTAACGGAAAAGATGGAGTATACAACTACTTCGGCATTGGCGCTTACGACAACAATCCTAACTACGCAATGACGTTTGCAAGGAATAAAGGTTGGACATCTCCAGCAAAAGCAATCATGGGCGGTGCTAGCTTCGTAAGAAAGGATTACATCAATAAAGGTCAAAACACATTGTACCGAATTAGATGGAATCCTAAGAATCCAGCTACCCACCAATACGCTACTGCTATAGAGTGGTGCCAACATCAAGCAAGTACAATCGCTAAGTTATATAAACAAATCGGCTTAAAAGGTATCTACTTCACAAGGGATAAATATAAATAAAGAGGTGTGTAAATGTACAAAATAAAAGATGTTGAAACGAGAATAAAAAATGATGGTGTTGACTTAGGTGACATTGGCTGTCGATTTTACACTGAAGATGAAAATACAGCATCTATAAGAATAGGTATCAATGACAAACAAGGTCGTATCGATCTAAAAGCACATGGCTTAACACCTAGATTACATTTGTTTATGGAAGATGGCTCTATATTCAAAAATGAGCCCCTTATTATCGACGATGTTGTAAAAGGGTTCCTTACCTACAAGATACCTAAAAAGGTTATCAAACACGCTGGTTATGTTCGCTGTAAGCTGTTTTTAGAGAAAGAAGAAGAAAAAATACATGTCGCAAACTTTTCTTTCAATATCGTTGATAGTGGTATTGAATCTGCTGTAGCAAAAGAAATCGATGTTAAATTGGTAGATGATGCTATTACGAGAATTTTAAAAGATAACGCGACAGATTTATTGAGCAAAGACTTTAAAGAGAAAATAGATAAAGATGTCATTTCTTACATCGAAAAGAATGAAAGTAGATTTAAAGGTGCGAAAGGTGATAAAGGCGAACCGGGACAACCTGGTGCGAAAGGTGATACAGGTAAAAAGGGAGAACAAGGCACACCCGGTAAAAACGGTACTGTAGTATCAATCAATCCTGACACTAAAATGTGGCAAATTGATGGTAAAGATACAGATATCAAAGCAGAACCTGAGTTATTGGACAAAATCAATATCGCAAATGTTGAAGGGTTAGAAAATAAATTGCAAGAAGTTGAAAAAATCAAAGATACAACTCTCAACGACTCTAAAACGTATACGGATTCAAAAATTGCTGAACTAGTTGATAGCGCGCCTGAATCTATGAATACATTAAGAGAATTAGCAGAAGCAATACAAAATAACTCTATTTCAGAAAGTGTATTGCAACAGATTGGCTCAAAAGTTAGTACAGAAGATTTTGAGAGATTCAAGCAATCATTAAACAGTTTGTATGCAGATAAAAATCATAGTCATACAATCAAACAGATTGAAGGATTAGAAAATGCTTTATCAAAAAAATCAGACATAAATCACAGTCATGATGAACGTTATCTTTTATCATCAAATGCTTTTACAAAAGAGGAAGCAGATAAACTTTATCAACCTATCGGTTCTTCGCAGCCGTCACTGAATATTTGGACAGGCAGTGAAACAGAATATAATTATTTGTATCAAAAAGACCCTAATACACTTTACTTAATTAAGGGGTGATTTTATGGAAGGTAATTTTAAAAATGTAAAGAAGCTTATTTACGAAGGCGAAGAATATACAAAAGTATATGCTGGAAATATCCAAGTATGGAAAAAGCCTTCATCTTTTGTAATAAAACCCTTACCTAAAAATAAATATCCGGATAGCATAGAAGAATCAACAGCAAAATGGACAATAAACGGAGTTGAACCTAATAAAAGTTATCAGGTGACAATAGAAAATGTACGTAGCGGTATAATGAGGGTTTCGCAAACTAATTTAGGTTCAAGTGATTTAGGAATATCAGGAGTCAATAGCGGAGTTGCAAGTAAAAATATCAACTTTAGTAATCCTTCAGGGATGTTGTATGTAACTATAAGTGATGTTTATTCAGGATCTCCAACATTGACCATTGAATAA